AAGATGGATATGATGGTGATGAGTTAGGTACATATGTAGAAGATGAAACCGGCAAGGCCATTACGATAAATACCGATACCCGTTGGGGAGTTGTACAGTTCTGTTTACTTATTGGGGCGACCATTGTTGGCAAAGCACTACGCACAACTACTGTAGAAGAAATGGAACGGCGTGGTGGTAAGAATTTCAAGAAAACATGGGACGACTCACTTATTAGCACGCTTAACCCTGCAACTGGACGTACTAATTCTATGCTTACTAACCTATTCATCCCTGCTGACTTTGGTTTTTCAGGGGTACATCCAATTACTAAACAGCCATTTGTTGATGAGTATGGGATGTCAAATAGGGAATTGGCTCAACAGTACATACTTTCAATTTGGGATGGTCTTAAAGGTGAGAAGCTATTAGCGGCACAGCGTAAAAATCCACTAACGTTGAAGCATGCTTTTCAAATGGCTAATAATACAGGTACATTTGAGCAAGAGATATATGACTACCTAGATATTCAGAAGGAATATATTGATGGAACAAGCCTAACGGGTGAACGTATGCCTGCAAATTTACGCAGACAGGTGACTTTTTATAGGGATATTGATGGATTGGCGAAGTGGAAACAGGATGATAAGGGGCATAGTTCCATAATTTGGGATTTCCCTACACAGAGCCATGCAAATGCAAGGAAGATTAGCGAGTATAATCAGTTTAAGCCGATGCATACCGAAGATTTTTGTGGTGGATGCGACCCATTTGCAGCAACAATTGTTTCAGGCCCCGGTTCTATGGGCGTATTGTATATATACCGAAAGTCAGATGAAACCGACCCTGAAAATAGTGGTATGGTAGTAGCTATGTATGCACAGCGAACCCGAATGGTAGATGACTTTCACAAGAACGTAATGATAATTTGCCAATATTATGGGTGTAAGGTCAACTATGAGTCAGATGTGAATAGCTTCTATGAAACATTTATTCGTGAAGGGTATAGGCATTACGTGATGTGGACTCCAAAGGTAGCTATAGACCCTACAAGGCGTAACCATACACCAAGACCGGGGACACTATCCAAAGACCCGTTTGCATTTCAGAAGCAATTTCAAATATTAGTTGAATACTTATATGCACGTTGGCATAAAATATACTTCATTGAAATAATTGAACAATTAATCGAGTTTGATGTTAATGACCGTACCAAATCGGATCATGTGATTGCCTTTACAATGGCGTTGTTAGGTGGTTGGACTTCAGGAAGCGAAAAGGTAATTGATAAGCGTACACCTGCATTTGTGAAGTTTAAAGAGAACCAAAGAACTCCGGGGCATAAGCATTTCTATCAGCATAAAAAAAGAGTGGCTTAGTATCGCACTTCGCCACTCTCTAAATCAAAATCATTAACCTTATGAAAAATAAAACTTAGGTGAATATAGGGATTTTATACAAATAAATTTATACAAATCAAATTACTATATTTGAAAAACTATAATCCATGCTTGAAGTAACAGGTTCTACAAATCCACTTGCCACCGATTCAGAAAAGAACGACCCGTCTTATGGATTAAAGTTACTACAAGCAGCAACAAACACATGGGCTACCGGACTTGGCGAAAGCAGACAAGCCCGTAAAGCCCGTTTTGACTATAACCGTTCATATGCATTAGGTAAGTATGATATGAACGAATTTAAGGATATACTTGATTTGGATGGAGAGTATAGCGTGGTAAACTTGCCCTATGACCCATTAACCATACTAAAACCATACCTAAACAGGCTAAAAGACCGTTACAACCAACGTGACGAAGTTATCCAATGCTCATCGATAGACCCATTCTTGCAGAATAAGAAAAAGCAAGCTAAGGATGCTGCCTATTTCAAGTTGCGAAATGCAGCAGAGATACAGGCAATACAACAACAAGCAGGCGTTCCATTAATGGATTTTAATGAGAATGACCCGACTACAGAAGCAGAGATTGATTTAATGCATATCCTGTCATTCCATGTTGATGAAGAAATCATAATGGAGGATTTGATAAACATAGTTTTCTATGAAAATGACTTTAGTAGCGTAATAAAAGACAGGATATTAGATGACCTAATTAATTGCGGATATGCAGGTACAAAAGTATTTATTGATGGAACTGGACGCATCAAGATAAAGTTTATCAAACCTGAAAATCTAATCACTTCCTATACGGAATGGAATGATTTTAGAGATTGGCAATATATTGGCGAAACATACTACAAATCTATAACGGAGATACGTTTGCAATATCCGGGTAAGGTGAGCGAGGAAAAGTTATATGAACTTAGTCAAACACTTGTAGGTAAATATGGAAACCCAAATAGCAAATTAGATTGGAACAATAGCTTTAATAATGCTCTCGCCCGTCCTTATGATGCATGGCGTGTGCCAGTTGTTGAACTGGATTTAAAGACATTGGGAGGGCTGACTAAATCAGTTGTGACCAATAAGTTTGGTAAGCAGTCAGTTGTTGATGATGTTACTAATCCAAAAGCAGACGTATCGAAAGTGTCAAGCGTACCATACTATGTGCAGTATACCGGTATATATATCATGGACACTGATTACCTGCTTTCATGGGGACTTAGCAAAAATATGGTTAAGCCTGAGCAGAATTTACAGGAAATCGTGTCGCAGTACTCTATTTATATGTATGACAATACCGAGATGACTAATAAGCCACTAATTGAGCAGCTTATTCCAGTTATTAAGGAAATGACCATATACAAGTTGCAGCAGTTAAAAATTGTGGCAGCAGCAGCCCCAGACGGCTTCGATATTGACGTGGCGCTGATGAGTGATGTAATGCTTGACGGAACTACAACAATGTCACCAATGGCTTTATATGAGGTATACAAGCAAACTGGTAACAGGTATTTCAAATCTATTCCTGATGAGGGAATGGATGGGGGGCAACGCCGTGTACCAATACAGGCTAATAACGTTCCGTTTAGTGGTAAATTAGAGGAATTACGCAATTTATATAATGCAGGGTTGATGACTATAACCAACCTGATAAGCAACCAACTTGACAGCGGACAGATTACTAACCAAGCCGTATCGCAAGAGGTTGTAAAGGATGCTAAATCAATTGGAGAGTCGACAAGCAACTACATTTATGACTCATTCCTGAATATTATGCGCAGAACGGCAAAGGTTGTGCAGCTACGTGGATGGGATATACTCATGTATGGTAAGAAGTTTGGCATTGTATCGTATGATGGATATAGGCAAGCATTAGGTGCAGCCAAGATTGATTATATCAAACTTCAAGCAACTGATGATTGGAGTAAAACAGCATTTGACGTACAGATAAAAACAGTTATTGGCGATGCTGACCAGAATTTCTTAGAGCAAAATATTCAACAATGTTTAGCCCAACAAACGATTACTATTGCTGATGCGATGGATATACGTGAGTTAGCGATAAGCAATGTTAGATGGGCAGCTTATATATTATCCAAACGTATTGATGAGCGTGCGCAGAAAAAACAAGCTGATGCAATGGCGCTTAGTCAGCAGAATACACAAGCGGCAGTTCAGGGTGCTCAGGCTAAGTCGCAAGGTGAAATGCAATTGGAACAAATACAGGCAGTTAATAAGGAAGCATCTGATTTAAGAAATAGGGAAACGCAACTACTTATAGAGCAAGAAAAATTCAGTGGTATACTTAAGGCAAATATCGTTACCGCTGTTCTTGCAAGACCCGGTGCGACAATGGCAGACCTGCCAAGTTTTGTATTCGAGGGCGTGCCATTGCAGAAAGCCGTTGACCATGCAAATGATATGAACTATTTGCAAACGATGGCACAAGCAGCGCAAGCTATGCAAGCCCAACAAGTCGGTGCACCACAACAGCAGCAAGACCCTAACGCACAACAACCACAAGCAGACCAATCAACACAAGGATTACAAAATGCTCCGCAAGAGCAACAAGAACCTCAACAAAATGCAGCAGCCTAATACACCACCTGATTTAACACCAGCTCAAAAAGCGAACTGGAACAAATTTATTGACTTTGTAGCCACTCAAAAGATGACAGGCAATCCAATGTTAGACCAACGCAATAAGCAGGTTGGTATGGGATTATTACAAAAGTTTAATATAGCTAATCCGCAACAGGCATTACCAATGAACATTGTTCCACAAGTGCAGCAATCATTGCAGAATTATCGGACTGATTTGGTTAACCATTGGAAAACAGGCGGCGCACAGATTGATGGCATTAAAAACGAAGCTGACATCATGCCCAATATATCTGTTGTCGATGGATGGCCGGGGACTAAAACATTATCGAGCAAATTCCCTATTGCTACTCAAACTATTACTACACCAACGTCTACTACCACTAAGAATTTAGGGACTGATTTTACAGCTTTTAATTCGGCAAAATAGGGTGTTAAAAAACCAAAGAAAATTCGTATTATATTTACATCATAAAAAACCAATAATAATTTATGGCTAACGAACCATTGTTCAATCCGGGAATACCTGCACCAGTTGCAGAACCTGTTATTGAACCAATAGTAGAAACTCCTGCGGAAGTGAACGCAGAAGTAACGCCAGCAGTAGTAGAACCAGTGGTTGAACCTGTTGCCGAAATACCAACCGAACTAGTAGTTGCAGAAACGCCTACACCAACAGAGGTTTTTAAAGAGGTTGAAAAGATAGTAGAGAAATATCCTGAAATGGATGACTATACTAAGGAAATCTTTGAGGCATTAATGGCAGGTAAAGAGGAAACACTCCTATCTTACCTTTCTGAAAAGAATAGGAATTATGCTACCATGAGCGATTATGATGTAGTTAAGGCTAACTTGCTCAAATCAAATCCTCACTATTCTCCTGATGATGCTGAATTGAAAATGGAAATTCAGTATGGCGCTATTGCCAAGATTGATTTGTCAAAAATCGATCCTGATTTAAACCCTGATGAGTACGCAAGGGCAGAAGCGCATAATGCTACTGCAGACCGTAATCAAAAACTATTGAAGTTGGATGCTATTGAAGCACGAAGCACTTTAGAAGCATCAAAGAAAGAAATTAAACTACCAAAAATACCGCAGGTAGAAACGCCTGCACAGTCTAACCAACCAAGTGCTGAATCAATCGAACAGGGACGTAGAGATTGGGAAGCAATAGTTGATACCGAAATACCAACATTAAAGGAATTGTCTTTTAAAGTAGGTAGCGAAAAAGATGGGTTCGAGGATGTAACCTATGCTATCACTGATAAAGAACGTACTGATGAGTTGGCATTTTATAAGGACTTGAATTTAAATAAACTGCTAAACCGCCTAAATTGGGTGGATGCGAATGGAAAGCAAAACGTAGCTAAAATGGCCGGGGATGTGCTCAAATTGGAACGTGCTCAACAGTTAATCGCATCTTCATATAATCAGGGTAAAACAGCAGGTACTAAAAACACCGTAGCGGAGATCAAGAATATTGACCTCTCTACAAATAACACAACCTCAGTCGCAGGTACACCGCCCGATATAGGCATGGCTGCATGGGGGCATTTAAACCCAAAATAAAAACAAGACATTTTAAACAATGGCAGCATCAACTACCCCGGCAACTTATTCCCAACCGTCCATTACCCGGTATGGGCTTATCAACTCACTAAACGTAATTAACGTTACGGCTTTCGGTGAGATCGTACAAAAATTCGGCTTCGTTCCCTATTTAGGTTTGAACGAACTCGCAGGTAATGAAGAAAAATCAGACAATAAGCAAGTACGTTGGTACGAAGAACATGGTCGTGCCATGAGTTTTGTAACTGCCAATGCTACCGTAACAGGTGCGGCAGGTGCAAGCATTACTGTAACTGTTGGCCCCGGTAATTATTGGGCAAATGGTACATTATCACTACCATCAGTAGGTATGCTATTCCGTAGCGCACAGACAGGTGTAGTATCTCGTGTAACAGCAGTTAACCGTGGCACAGCAAATGCGCATACCTTTGCTATTACCCCTATTGTAAGCACTCAAGCAGCCTCTGTAACAGCAGGTGATGAATTACTTTCAATGGGCTTTTTCCAAGTTGGTGCAGCTTCAGATATTACCGAAACTCAAATCCCAACAGTTGACCGTTATACCAACTATAACACCGAATTAAGGTGGGATACTACGTTGGATGATTTGGCAATGATGGAAAAGGTTGAGTTTGCTGTAAATGGTAGCCATGCTTGGTTTACTTTCCAACAGCAAAAAGATGAGTTACGTCAATACTTACAACGTGAGTATAACTTAATGAACTCTACTCAATCAAATAACCTGCCTTACCAAGAAGAAGGTATGGACGGTATTTTGGCTCAGGTAGCAGCAAATGGTCAAACATTGAACTACTCGCAATTCGGTACACAAACTGTAATGGCTCAAGTAGACCGTATGTTATCAGCAGTTGGCGCACCGGGTGAATATGATGTATTAGCAGCTAAATTGCCATTTCAGGATATGCAGAACAGCATTGCCAATGAAATCAATAACGGTGCTATTATCTATGCTGAAGGTACACCGCAGGCAGCAGGTTACGACATCAAACGTAACTTTACCTCTATCACCATGTACAACCGTAAACTGAACTTAACAAATTATCAAATCTTTGATGAAGCGTTCTTGTTTGGCGCAAGCGGTACAGGTGTACAAAGCAACTTGTCATTATGGGTGCCTCGTGGTAAAACAACCGGCTTAGGTCAAAACCAAAAAACACAGGTAACTGTACCACGTATGTGCATGACTTATCAGACCGTTAACGGCTCTAATAAATGGCACATGTGGCAATCAGGTGGTTATGCTGATAATGGAGGTAATGGAACAATTGCCAACCAGTCATACCATAACATAGCATACTTCGGTATTAAACTGTATGGTGCTATCCAATACCTGACTACATTTAAACAATAATTAAACGTGGGCGGTGGAAGTGAACGCCGCCCACTATTTTAAATCAGTAAAAAAATAATAATGGCAGAATTAGAAGCCCCTAAACGCAGAGGCAACCCGAACTTCGGTAAAAAAACAGCACCAGTTGTTAATGACCCACATACCGATAAGTTAAACAAGCAATATGTATTCCAGTTGCTTCATACCCATGAAAATCAAAAACCACGTGACGGTAAAACAGGTGAATTGGTAAATAGCCCATATCAACCATTTTACGCAGAGGTCAATAGTGGAATGGCATGGGATCCTGACTTTACCCCAAAAGGCGCATCAAAAGCAGGTGCACAGCGCAGGTGGCGTTTCCTGCATAACTATCCTACTATTTGGGTAGATGAGCAAATTGATCCAGAGCCAACAAAAGAAGATTTAGCTGCACCAGAAAATGACCTAACATTCCGTTATGGGGTGTTACGTGTATTTGGGCATCAGGAAATGAAGTTAAAGGCAATGCAACTAAATAATGCTTTTGCAGGATGTGTCAGACCATTAAAGAATATACCTGCACGTTTTGAGTTGCTTGACCAAGATAAGATTGATAAAGAGGTATTGGCTATCCTTGATGATGCTTTTGAGGCTGAAAAGAACGCACGTGAAGCGACTTTACCTGAAATGTATTCATTAGCCTATTACTATGGTATTGACCTTGAAAAGTCAGATGACGCTATTCGTAAAGAGTTTATAACTAAGGCTCGTCAAAATCCTGCTGTCTTTAATAGGGAATTTGTAAACCCTAAAAATAAGTACAAATATGTATTTGCATGTGCTTTAGCTGATAATATTATTTCGGGTACAATGATACCGGGAGTAGTAGTTATTGTAGATAGTATGGCAAAAGTTTTTGACCTTAAATCAGATGATATTATTAACGAATTATCAGTTAATTGTATGGCAGATGATAAGAGAGCAAAAGATTTGTACAATCAGTTGAGTAAAGAGTATTTGTAATTCCCTTTCCCCTTTTATAGTAAAAAGCCTCTGCGAAATGTAGAGGCTTTTTTGTTACTTTACTTTCTTTAGTGCAGGATTAGCCTTTTTAGCCGATTTGCTTGCACCTCTTGTTGCACTTGCCAATATTGCGCCTGCTGATTTTTTACTTACACCTTCTTTTTTTTCTATCCCCGCCGCAACTTTTGCGAACCCCGGATGCTTTGCTGATTTTGCCATGATTTTTATTTTAAAGATATAGAAAAGTTTTGTATGTTTGGGAAAAGCAATATTAGTTATGAACACCCTCACCACACCCGAAAAGTCATGGGTAGAAATACAAATGATTGAAGCCGATAAAAAATGGCAAAAGATGCAACAGGCTAATTTGGATGAATTATATTTGAAATTTTTAGCTAAAGGTTTAAAAAATGAAAGAGCTTCTTAAGACATTTACCAAATTCCGTGAATTATTAGAAGCTAATGATATGGGTTATTTAACAGATGCCTATAATGAAGATAATAGAACTATTTTTGAGGTGACATTTGGTAAAATAGGGACAAATTATAAAACATTTGGTTGGGTTATTAATATACCCATAGATAATAGCATACAAGCTGTTCAATTAAAAGCATATAAAGAGGGTATTTCT